GAGTGATATGCCTACAGATGTTAAAGGATGGCAATGCGATGATTGCAAAGTGGTTTATGCAAAAAAGCATACTGCGAATCAATGCGAAAAAGATCACAAAAAAGGTTATGTTCCGAGCAGAGTTTCTAGCTCGCAATATAAGTGTATCGGCTGCGGCTCGCCTGATTGCGGTGGCGAGTGTGAAATCAGCGATATGGACTTTAATAATTAACCCCTAACCCCTAACCCAGCACCCACAAGAGAGAATTGAGATGATCCACAATGTAGTAAGTATTTCAGGTGGAAAAGACAGCACTGCAATGATGTTACTTGCTATAGAGAGAAAGGTTGAAAATCTGCACTTTGTTTTTGCAGATACTGGGCACGAGCATAAGAAAACTTATGAATATGTAAGCTATCTTATTAATCGTCTTGGTGTTGATGTTAAGTTTGTAAAGGCCAGCTTTGATCGTCAAATTCACAATAAGCGAAAGTTTATTGCAAACGATCAAAGGTTTGGCAGAAAGAATGGAAAAAAAGTACGGTGGAGCAATAAGGCAAAGCGCAGGGCGCTGGAAATATTGCAGCCAACCGGCAACCCCTTCCTTGATTTGATGATGTGGAAAGGAAGATTTGCAAGTACTAAGGCGCGTTTTTGCTCCAGCGAATTAAAGCATGCCCCGCTCAATGAGTATATTAATGCGCTGGCAGAGAATGGCGATACCGTTATCAGCTGGCAAGGTGTGCGCGCCGATGAGTCGCTAAGCCGCCGAGACTTACCGGAGAAAGATGTTGAGTTTGGTTCTTGGGAGCCTGAGCCGTTTGGTGTTCTTATTTACCGGCCAATTATCGCCTGGACGGTTGAAGATGTTTTCGCCATGCACCGCAAGCATGATGTTATGCCAAACCCATTGTATAGCGAAGGCATGGGCCGCGTTGGGTGTATGCCGTGCATTCACGCCCGAAAGGATGAGTTGCGCAATATAGCTATGCGATTTCCGGAAGAGATTCAGCGCGTAGCAGAATGGGAAAAAATTGTTTCGCTTGCATCTAAGCGCGGCGAATCGTCATTTTTTGCTCATGCGGATAATCGCGGCCTGAACATTGCTGAGGCGGTGGAATGGAGCAAGACCACTCGTGGCGCACAAAATTACGACTTAATAAACTTGATTGAAGAGCTTGCACCGCCGATCTGTTCATCAAAGTACGGGCTATGTGAGTAGCCATTTTAACCCGCCCAACAGAGAGAAAAGCAGAATGAAAAATCGAGATATTCCAGATGTTGAAGATTGCTATTACAAAATTGAATCTTTGCTTAAGGAGTTTAACTGCGAAATTTCCTATGATGATGAGCTTAATGCTGTCGTATTGTTTGACAAAGATAATCTTAAATTCCAAATATTGGCCAAATACACCCCACCCTGCAAAATAGAGAGATAGATGATTATGGCAGTTGAATTGCTAAATATAGATTGCATGGAATACATGAAAACTGCACCAGATAAGTATTTTGATCTTGCTATTGTTGATCCTCCCTATGGCATTGGAGAATCAGGAAAGACCAATAAGTCTCGCGGAAAGCTAGCCGTTGCTAAGGACTATAAATCGTTCGCAGGGGATGATTTAAAGCCGCCAGATAGAGAATATTTTATCGAGCTTGAACGAGTGAGTAAAAACCAGATTATATGGGGCGCCAATCATTTTATTGATCTTATTGGCAAGCGCTCTCCTTGCTGGATTGTTTGGGATAAGGTAAATGGTGAATCTGATTTTGCTGATTGTGAGCTGGCATACTCTTCTTTTAAAACTGCAGTAAGAAAGTTTCAATTTCAATGGGCCGGGATGCTGCAAGGTAACATGAAAAACAAAGAGCATAGAATTCACCCAACTCAAAAGCCAAAAGCTTTATATGACTGGCTGCTGCATACATATGCTAAGCCTGGCCAAAAGATACTAGATACTCATCTTGGCAGCGGTTCAAGTGCTATTGCAGCGCATTATTACGGCGTTGATTTTGTGGGTTGCGAGCTTGATAAAGATTACTACGAATCTGCAGTTAAGCGATTTTATTTGCAGACTGCTCAAGACACACTATTTTAGCCCCATAACCACAGGAGATTGAAATGGCAGAATCATGCTTAATTTGCAAGCACAGACAGCTATCAAGAAGCTGCGAAAAATGCCAGGCCGCTGTAGATATTAAGTCCGCATATTTTGAGGGTTACAGCAATGGTTTTTATCGAGGCATTCAAGACCACAAGCACAACCAAGCTGGCGAAGGATATGCCGCTAGCGATGCAAAAACAAATTCCGAAAATATTTAACTAAAGGTGAAAAAATTGAAGTCGAAAATAATAGTCCCACGAAAAGGCGTTGATAAAAAATCTGTGGATCTTATTGTCAAATCGCACAAATTGTTGTTCAAGATGTTCACCTGCAGAATGCTGGCTGAGCGCTCAAAAATTGAATATACAACCGTATGCGCTCATAAGACGCGGCTAAAATCATCCGGCGAGGCTGCGGCAAAGTATTGCAAAATTAAAGAGGTCGCTGCGGCTGGATTTACAAAAGAACTATTGCGCCCAGATATTAAGGAGTGGGGTGACTGCAAGTGAATTTACCCGCTGTTTTAACGCCTGAATGGTTCGAGCCGGTTAGTCCATATCCGTTCCAGTGGGACGCTTATCACGAGACTGTGAATTATATCCGCACCTGCAATGAGCCTGGATACATCTACGCCAGCGTATCAGCCGGAAAATCGCTAATGATGGCCATGATATGCAAGCGCGCCCAGGTTATGGCTGAGCATCAGAACAAGCGGCCAGTGCGAATTCTGTGCATGGCTCGCACTGGTGAGCTGGTAGAGCAAAACAGCGAACAGATGTGGGATATTGGCGTAAAGAACAGCATTTTCTCGGCCAGCGTTGGAATGAAGTCCACCCATTATCCTGTGGTTGTTGGCAGTGAGGGCAGCGTCTGCCGGGCACTATTTACGCAAATGAAAGATTGTGTTTTTGATATTATCCAATATGACGAAAATCACACAGTTGTGATAGATGATGAAGAAAGTCAATCAATGAAAATCATACGTGAATTTCAAAAGAGAAAACTTGAGGAGAGCAAGAAAAACGGAAAAGAAATCCCACTGAAAGTCATAGGCTACACCGGATCACCATTTCGCGGTATCGAGGCAATCAAGGGCGAATTCTGGAAAAACGAAATCTACAAAATAGATATGTGGGATCTCATCAAGCTGGGATTTGTCCACACGCCTATTTTTGGCTTTGGTCATGATGAGGTGAAATATAACCTTGATGACATCACCCCCAGCGGCGAGGATGGCACAGAGGATTTTAGCCGCGAACAGCTAAACGAAATGCAAAAACGTATTCTGGCTGATGGCACGACAACCCAGAAAATTATGCTGGAAATTGTGGAGCTGACCAAGGATAGAAATTGCGTACTGATTACCTGCGCGGGCTCAAAGCACATAAAAGAGTGCATCCAGGCATTGCCGGAAGGAAGCTATGCAATCATCACCGAGCGCACCCGATACAAGGAGCGCAAGGCAATCAAAGAAGGATGCAACGCAGGCCGCATCAAATACGTTTTACAGATAGGTTGCTGGACCACAGGGGTCAACATACCCCCGATAGACACAATCGTCATATTGCGCAAAATAGGAAGCCTCACGCTATTAACTCAGCTTATTGGCCGGGGGATTCGCAAACTTAAGGCGGTGCATAAGGCGCTTGGCATGTTTAAGGAGAATTGCTTGGTTTTGGATTATTCTGAAACTATGGAATCGCTTGGCAAATTGTTCAATGACCCCATCCTAGAAACCGCCCAGGCAGCCAAGGCCAAAAAAGAGCATGACCTTATCCAATGCCCTCGCTGCTTTATGGGGAATAGCCCATTTGCCAGGCGCTGCATAGGCGATGAGCTGGTACCGGCGCCATTGATAAACCGGCTTGCGCCAGATCCACGCGGCCAGATTTTTGTGGATGAGAATGGTCGAAAGCTAAAAATCAAGGAGCCAGACAACCGCTGCGGGTTCTTTTTCAGCTCTAAAAAGTGCGAGGCTTGCGGAACACTGAATGATTTGGTTGCCCGTAGTTGCCGCCGTTGTGATGCAATGCTCATAGACCCCAATGACAAGCTCACCGGCAAGCATTACACGGATGCCGACTACAAGCCTGTGCTGGGCTTTGATATTCGCTTGACGAAGGATACAGAGGGGTTGCTGGTGTCCTATCAGTTGCCGGATGGCGAAACAGCGAAGGAAGTGTTTTACCCCAGGCATGAAAAAAAGAATGTGCGCGATATGTTTATGGCCAAATTTGTCAAGGTTCACACTAAGGGAATGAGCACATCTATTTTTTACGGTAAAGGGGCTGTTCAGTTGATGTTTATGAAGGAAATGTTCCGTGTGCCAACGCACATAACGCACAGAATTAACGAAAAAGGCCGGTCTATTATTCACCGAAAGATTTTTGAGGGGCTGAAAACCGAGTTTGAGCAGTAAATAAATCCCCTTAATTGGGGTTATTTTCAAATAATTACTTACAAGTAGCTTGCAACTATAGTTTTAATGGTTTAATCTTTGGGTGTGCTGGCAATAGTGCCGGGATTAATAATCAATTGGGAGAAATGAAAATGCCAAAAGCAATCAGCGGTGCTGTGATCACCAAAACAATGTATGTCCATGCTATGGATTATTATGATCATGGCGTTACTCTTTTTGATCAGGATATGAGCAAGAATAACGCCATGGGCCTTGATTATATATGCCTGGGGCCTGTCGAAATAACATTTAAGATTCCAGAATTTGGCGATCTCACTGACAAAAAAGTGGAAATCCTAAAAGATCAAATTACAAAAATGAATGCCGAGCACTACGTAAAAGTACAAAACATTGAAGATCAAATTCAGCGTCTTTTGTGCATTGGCCATGATCCAGAGCCATTACCATTTGACGACGATTTACATTTTTAATCCTTAACTGACAGGAAACCCCGAAATGATCAAAACCTACACCAGCGCAGAGCTATCAAACGAACGCTACCACAGCGAAGAGTTTCCCCAGGCAAGCGGCTCAATATTGGCCGAAATCCTGGAAACAAGCCCGGCTGAGTACATTGGCCGCGAGCGCAAAGAAACCGCCGCGATGAATGACGGCACTTCTGCGCATTGTTGCATTCTTGAGCCTAAGCGCTTCAAGGAGACATATGTGCGCGGCATAGATCCTGCTGATTATCCAGACGCACTGGAAGGCAATAAAATGCTTGAGGCGTGGCTTAAAGAGCGCGGCGTAAAGTGCAGCCAAAAGACCAAGGCCGAGTTGCTGGATATGATCGATGCAACCGGCGAAACCCCGCAGATTTTGCAGCGCGTTATTGATAAGCACAATGCCGAATCTGCTGATGCCGGCCTTTCTGTTGTATCTCCATCATCCTATGACATGATTATTAAAATGCGTAGCGCACTGAAAAAAGGCGGGTATGTGTTTACGCCAGAAATGAAAATGGAAATCAGCTTTATTGGCGATCGCCTTAAGTGCCGCATGGATATTATCGTTCCACCAGGTGAAATGGCACCGGATGGTACTATCAGTAAAAACGGCGAAATCTGGGACTACAAGACCACGCTGCACGTTAATCCGCGCAAGTTTGCAACTGAGGCCATCACTCGCGGATACTGGCTGAAAATGGCTATACAATCGGATCTGTTTGAAGAGAGATATGGCAATCCACCTGACCGCGTAGTTTTGCTGGCGCAATCGAAAAAAGGCAATCACTATCTGCCGCAAGCGTATAGCCTGGACGGTCAGCAGCTAGAGGCTGGGCGCGAGGACTACAGGGCGGCTCTGGGAATGCTGGATATATGCAAATCTACTAACGTGTGGTTTGGGTATGGTGGCGGGGTTATTCCGTTGCCTACGCCTGGGTGGGCGGCTTATGAGCGCGGGTTTGTTGACGAATTAGAAATAATCGAGGATTAATCATTATGAGCGAGCAAAACAAGCAGCTTTTGCAGAAGGCAATGGCACCAAAAAGCGACCAGCTTAACGCGGACGATCTTGTCGCGGGATCAATGACTATCAACATTAATCGCGTGAAGGTGAACGCTAGTGGTGAGCAGTTGGTGTCAATTTTTTACGAGGGCGATAACGGTAAGCCGTGGAAGCCATCCAAGGGAATGATGCGGATTATGGCCTACGCTTATACCGATGACCCCGATAACTGGGTTGGCAAGACGGTGGTGCTTTATCGAAAAGAAGATGTGCGCTTTGGTAAAGATGTTGTAGGCGGTATCCGCATCAGCCACATGAGCCACATTGATAAACCATTCAAGGCGGTTGTTACGGTGTCCAGAGGCAAGCGCGAGCAACAAGATATAGCTGTGTACTCGGCATCCCAGCAATCGCAGCCAAAGCAAGCGCAGAAGGTCGCAACCCCCCAGCGCGAATGGGCAACCAAAATAAAGGCCGCCGTTAACTATGGCAGCGAGGCGGTAAACGAAATCTGGGCAAAGGTTCCGGAAGAGTTCAAGCTGGAAATGCAAGGTTTTTATGATGGCAAGCTGGAAGAGTCTCGCGCTTTTGATCCTGTTGCCGAGTTTCCGCAAGTAAGTGAGGAGCCGCCAGCACATAATGGCGAGCAGTCTGATATGGCGGATTTTTAATTTATTTGGCAGCGTGAAAGCTGCCGTTTATTTTTGGTGAAGCAGAATGGAAAAATATATAAATCAACATGGCAAAGAATGCTGGAAAGGCGTAACACTGGATTCGCCTTTCTCTGCTGATATTTTCTATCAGGTTCCAATGAATAATAATCCAGATTGGGAATATGACGACAATCATCAATGGGCCTTCCATTCTGATCATGGCTCAATTACCGTTCTTGATCGGCGCACCGGTTTTGGCTGGCGAGACATTGAGTCAGGCTTTCGCGATAAGGATGGAAAATTCTGGCTTGCTAGCGGTAATATTGACGTGCGCGAAAGTGGTTGCGCAACAATTGGCGAAGCTGTCGAATGGGTTAAGCAACGGGCAAATAATTGCAAAGGTGAATAGCATGCAGGATTTAGAAGAGCTTAAGAAAGAAATATTATGGTGTGGCGGTGTTTTTCAGTATCAAAATACCATATTGTATTTAATCGCCCGCTGCGAGAGCGCAGAGAAAGATCGCGACTATTACCGTGAAGAGGCAGAATTATTGGCTAATGGGCTTCACAGGGTTGAGGCAGAGCTTAGAGAGCTGCGCGAGCAGAAGCCTGTCGCGTATCGTCAGTTGGCGAAGGGCGCCCAAAAGCGTGGCTACACTGCATATGTTTACGAAACCACCGATTTAGATTTTGATGGCAATGGTGAGCCTCTATACGCCGCCCCAGTCGCGCAATCGCGGGATAGTGCCGAGCCTTCCGATTACATATTGATGCCGAAATCTTTAACGGCAGAGAATGGCGCAAAGTCACTATTCATGGGTGAGTTTAATGAGCAGGTAGAAATGACATGCCAAGAGTGCGCCGATTGCGATGATGATGAAGATTGCATTGTGTGTGATGGTTCCGGCCAATACATTCAGAAAGTTCCCGTGTCTTGGTCTACCGTGAAAGACATTTACTCTATGGCTGTTTCTAGGCTGGCATTATCGCAGAAATCAAACGCCAATGCACATAGCGAGCGTCTAGGCAGAAATGAATACGGCCTAGATATGGGTTACATGGTTGGAAAGTTAAACGTTCTCATCCGCGATATATCACGGCACCAGCCTGATGAGGCTGCGCGAGTGCTTGCGCGATTAGCAAAGGTTGCTGATGAAGCAGTGCTATCTGAGCCAGAGTTCTCGCAGCAATCCCCAGCAGTGGCGGTGCCTGTTGCCTTGGAGCTACTGCGTATATTGTTTGACCTGTACGAGGATGGGGATGATTGCTATGAAAATCCAGATGAAAGCGATGGATATCTCGGAAAGGCAATTCGTCTGGACGATGAAACATTCAAAGCTTGCGTTGACGTTTTGACAGCCGCCCCGCAGGCAAGTGCTGAGCAGCCTGAAAATCAATGTGATGGATGTAATGCTGGATTGCATAAAACTGAAATAGGCTTGCACTTAGATTTTGCTGGAATGCCAGTGATGACATGCCAAAAATCGCGATATAAAAATAAATCCGCGCAGGATGAGGGGAAGGTATGAGCCAGCACACACTTAGTCAGAGCCTGCTCAATGAGCTTACGCGAGTGACTGCTCAGCGCGACCAGCTGCTGGCCGCCCTGAAAAGCCTCAACTACTCAGCATCCGCAGACAGCTATAACGCCAAGATAGTGCACGAAGCAATCGCCAAGGCGGTGCAGCCATGAGCACAGATAGAGAATTGCTGGAGCTGGCGGCTAAGGTTATGGGCTACAAAACAGATTACCTAGTGAATAAACAGCGCGCTACTTTGCAACCACCAATCGACACATTAATGGTGGGCAGCGCTGACGGTTCGCACGCCTACTTCGAGAATTCTTGGAACCCACTCCAGTATTTCGACCAGACTTTTAAATTAATGGCGCACCTCGGCATTCGAATTTGCGACACGCTTGAAGGATGCCAAGCCTGGAAAGACGACATCATTTGCAGCCAAAATGGCCGTAGTGAAGAGCACTTAGCACGCGCCATCACCATGGCAGCCGCTGAGATTGGGAGGGCTATGCCGTGACTAATCCTGAGACAATCGAGAAGTGGAAGGTTGAATTTATAAGCCTTCTGGAAAAATCCCAAAGCTATAAGCCTATATTCCTGCATCGGGCTGATGGGGTATTTTTAAGCGATCCTGTTGAGGCTGCATGGCAAGGCTTTCTAATGGCTCGCGAGTCGGTGGAAATCGAGCTTTTGCAGTCTTTTACAAAAACTGGAGCTCACATGATTAATCAAATCGTTGGGCATATCGAGGCGCAGGGCTACCGTGTAAGGGGTGAAGATGAAAAAGCTTAGCGGAAAATATTATTTCGAATGGCTTGGGCGAAGTGACCGCCGTAATTTTTTGCGGCCATACCAGGCAGCGAATCGGCATAGCTGGCCAGAGTGGGCAAATACCGCCTATGTCTTTGGCTATTGGAATGAACGAATTTAACCTGCCGCAGGGCGATAGGAGTTTGTGTGACTATAAACAAAGTAAACATTGATGGCCAAGATATTCAGGTATGGACAACTGAAATTTGCGATCCATCATGCGTGGCCGTCAATATGACTCAGGCAATTTTGGCTCTTGAAGGCTACGATTTAACTGAGGAAGAGAAAACCGATGTAACTGAGCTTATGGCTGGATATTGCCGGATTGTAGATGAACGGCGATTAACTGGCTATGGTGATACAGAATTCGAGGCCATTGCCGATCTATTCAGCAACGCGCGCAAGGTTAACCAACAGCCCGCAGGGCAGAATAAATGACTATGGATATTTGGTGCACTATGCCTGAATTTCTAAAAAAGAAAGTTGTTAATTCAGTAGACCAAAAAATAAGCTTGCCAATAGGAATAAGTTTATCCGGCTGGATTCGCCCGCTACATGACAAGCCAGCAATTAGACAGCTTGCAAATGGCCGCTGGGTAAATACAAACACCTGCAAATATTGGTCGAATGTATTTGAGTGGGAAGCAGCAATTCATTGGTGTGATTTGCAGAATCAGGGTATTAATTAACCGCCCCCGGGCGCAGGAGAGGATATGAAAACAATCTGGAAATTTCCACTTCAGGTAACTGATGAGCAGTATATTGAAATGCCTATCTTTCCGCAGATATTAGATGTTCAGGTTCAGGATGGCATTCCTTGTTTGTGGGTTTTGGTAGATCCGGTTTATCAAAAAAAACCAAAGAAAATCATTACACACGGCACCGGCCATGATGTTCCGGTGGCAACTGGCAATTATATTGCGACCTATCAATTGTCATGCGGCCTAGTTTTTCATGTGTTCGAGGAGGCTTAAAATTAAAATCCCACCAGGCATACCAATTTACGGCGATATCCTTTATCGCGACAAAAAGTGCCGCCAAGAGTCCAGCGAGCAGCAGGAATATTTCCTGTGGCTCAAGGAAAATCGGCCAAAGCTTCACGCAATCGCGATCCACCCCAAGAACGAGGGCAAAAGAAGCTTCCAGCAGGCCGCCCTGGATCGCGCACAGGGGTCATTGAATAAAGGTGCTAGCGATATAATCATACCTGCGCTAATGCCATTTGTGTGCGAGCTGAAGAGGGTTGATCATACATGCAAGGGCGTTACTATGCGTACAGACCAGGTTGCCTATCTTAATTCCGCCCGCGACATGGGGGCATTCATCTGCATAGCCCTGGGTGCAAAGGCAGCAATTGAGGCTACTTTGGCGTGGGAAGTTAAAAATAAGGAATTAATTGTAAAAATAGCTTACAAGTAACTTGCAAGTAGAGATTAAGTGGTTTAATCTAAATACATGAGCTGAGCAATAACGCGAAGCCGAAAATGGGATGAGTTCAAGTGAAAGAATACAAAGTAGTGAGCTTTGAATTGGTTGAAGAGTTGGCGGTTCAGGTTAGAAAACTTCGCTTTGAGCTTGTTGGCACCAACCCATCCTTATCTGTGGAGGCTCCGCTTAACTGGTTTATGGAAGCTTATGGCGCTGGCAAGTATGAATCTATCTTTGTGGTTTGGGATGGCGGTTTAGATGAAATGCAAGGCCGCACTCTTTATGAAGCTTGTTTGAATCTATGTTAACCGCCCAGCAAGGGGCATCACCAGGGGAATAAATCATGGGCACAGTAATCCACACCTCAAGATTCAAAGCAAAGCCAGTCAAGGCAAAGTCACTTGATGATTGTGAGTTCAAATTCACTTCGGCGCTAGACTCATTCCGCCGCGTTGTGGATAAACTTGAAAGCCGCGTACCGTTTGCGCTGCAAGGCAGCCATGACCTGATGAAAGCAATTTACTTGTTTGAGGCAAATGGCTGGATAATGCAAATCAAGCATGCCTATTGCACTGACAGCGGCCATATAGCAGGACTTGATTTGTTAGTCACCAACGAACAGCTACAGGCATTAATGGGGTGCTAATATGATTTATTTCGAGGATGGATTTTGGCGCGTAAAAAGAAGAGAGCTGCAACCGTTTGATGTTGTAGATTGGGAAAAAGATTTAGCTGCATTCAATGAGTGCATTCGATTAAATGGTGGTGTTTATGCTACAAAGTGAACTTCGTGAAATATCTGGCGGCGCTGGGTTAAAGGTCAATAATTTTTCTTTGCTGGATGATATGGAGCAGCATTTTCTTGTGTGCGCCTCGCTAAGAGAAAAAACGATAGAAGTTTTTTCTGCAATATCCGCATCATTAATTAGCAATGATGGTATTGCTGATGCAATTGATGAGGCTGGCTATCTTACCACCGATATAGATGAATCAGTATCATTCCATCACATCAAGACGCTGACATACGAAGCTCTTAAGCCATTAATTCAGGACGCAATAGATGAGTATAATGACTCTATTGATGAGCTGTTAAATGAGCCACCACGCCCCGCCAGCGATTTTAAATAGGAGATTGTCATGCAATCACAAAACCAGTTTTATTTCTTGATGTTACTTTGCGTTATCGGCATCAGCATTGATTCATTATCGTTTGTGCTGTTTTCGATTGGGTTGACTTTAACGGTATCGGTTGCGATTTTTGCGCTTGGGCATAGCCAGCAAGATCCACGGGAGAAGCTTCGCGGGGCAACGGTTGCTAATCGGGAATACTTGATGGAGATTCATTTGAAAAAGATGGCCAGGAAGTTATCTTTGCATCAAGCCTTAATTGGTCGCGGAATTAGATTGACTGGAAGGCCAGCTATCGAAAACCCGCATAGCAATGGACTTTTATCAAGATGCGTAATTGTAAATGTGGCAGGGGAGAATTAAATAATGTCACTAACCGACGAAACCAAAAAATGGGAGTTTGTGCCATCAATGAATATCCGTGAGCGCGACCACGCCGAGATTGAGCGAAAAACCGCTGAATTTCTGGCAAAGAAAAAGAAAATATTGGAGGTTCCTGTGGGTGCATCTGCCTATGACGAGCTTACCCTAAAAACCTGAACGAGGCCGCCACCATGTATCAGTGCGCACAGGCAGAGGGCAGCGCCGATACTGCTCGGAAAAGGTGCTGGACAGTAAATCTTAAATCCGGCAAAAGCTGCACAATGATTATCGAGGTAGAGTGCTGCGAAAAAGAAGCATTGCAACACGCTAGAGATAGATTTTTTAATGATGTTTTAATTGTAATTTGATAGGTGATTTATGGGAAATATAATAACTTCAGAAATGATGCTTGAGCTAACCAAAGATATGCCGATGAAGCAGATCGACATTGACGGAACCCCCCAATTATATCGCGGCAATGTTCCTGACAATGCAGTTGATATAGCTAAGATTGGGCCGCTTCCTATGTATGCGTTTAAAATTCCGTACCTACAACGCTACTACGCCGGAACCTTCCGCGATGGAAAAGACCTATGGTTGCACAGATTTCTTAGCAATGACGGCGACAGACACCTTCACTGCCACCCATACAATTTCACCACGGTAATGCTCTGCGGCGGCTATACAGAAGAGTATCGCAACCATGAAGGCATCAACGAGTGGCGAACCACTAATCCGCACAGCGGAAGCGACATGGCTGAAATATTTCCAGACTATTTGCAGAATCTTGCCAGGTTCAAAGGCTTCGACTCGCATCTGGCCGCTTCCTATAATTTCATTGGCCATTGCTGTGGCGGCAGAGATATAACGGTTTTTGACTGGCACCGTATCGCAGTGGTTGAGCCTGAAACCTGGACCGCCATGATAGTTGACCCTCAGCGCCTGCCAATGTGGTTTTTTAATGATGACCATGACAACCTTGAGTCTGTGCGCGGATCGCCTCGCGACTGGCACAAAAAATATGGGGCTCGCGATGAGAAAAAATGATGGCATTATTTTCCCGCTTATTTTTATTTTACTTATCCTGTCCTGCTCTTATGCTGAGTATTTATTTCGATGAAAAAAGAAACTAAAGCTGCATACTTAAAGCGCGCCAGGGCATCATTAAAAGGTTTGGTGTTATTCTGGAGTGATGAATGCCCTCTAATGGAGGGCTATCACAAAATCTCAGAAACAGGCGTGAGCCATAAAAACCCAACCCAGAAATTAATCTGCCAGGATATGTGGCGGCGCTGCCAGAAATTTATTGTTGAGAGTAATTTCACTTGGCACGTATCTGTAAACCTAGTTTACACGTCGACCCGCGATGGACTGGATAAGGTTGACACTGGTATTTTCCGTAAGACCTGCGCCATACGCGGTAAAAACAATGGGGAGCTTGATTCTGCGATAGAGGCGTTTATTATTGAGTCCAGGCTTAACAATAATCTTGTCGGCGATGACCTTGGCCAAGACCACAAAAGCTTTGGCGTTTTCCAGCGCGCAGAATTCACGGCCACCATAGTTGGCGTTTAATTATTGGCAAATCCAGCCCTATAGCGTAAACTAAGGAAAAATGCTATAGGGTTATTTTATGCAAAGCCTCAGCCCCCACAAACAGGGCGACACGTTCAGCCTGCTTTATTCTCTCCCCCTGGCCTTCGCCAATGTGATTGACACAATCGCACTGCAGTTGCGCCTAAACGATTCTACCCAAACCCTGGTCCAGCAAATAACCGTAACCCGGATTGACGATACCGCGACCGATGGCCAGTGGATGCTAACAGCCACGGCAGAGCAAACCTCGCTATGGCCGTTAAAGCTCCTTATTGGCGATATTAAGCACATAACCGCAGACGGCACTGTAATCCACTCGGAAACCTTTAAAATCTCAATACTGAAGGCGCAGACAGCATGAGCGGAACTATTGGCACAATTACTCAAACAGTTGTCGGAACCACCGAGGTTCACCGCGTCGAGCTTGCCATTGTTGCTGGCAGCCTGAACGTCTATGGCGATGGCGCATCAAGTATTGGCGATATTGACGGCCTACAGGATGCTCTTGACGATAAGCAGCCGCTTGACGTCATACTTTCTGCGACCACGGCACCCTTTACGGTTGAGCTTTACGACAAGCTGGAAGGGATAGAGCCCGGGGCCCAGGTTAATGCAGACCCAGATTGGGATGATGTGCAAAGCAAGCCGGTAACATTCCCTTCGGCGATCGCTCTTGTTTCTGGGCTGCAGGCCGAGCTGGACGGCAAGCAGGCGTCTTTAGGATACACCCCATACAACGCCACTAACCCAGCAGGCTACACCACAAACACCGGAACAGTAACTGCGGTAACCGTAGCGGCAGCCAATGGCTTTACCGCCAGCGTGGCCAACCAGGGAGCCACCCCCGCGCTGACAATATCGCAGCAAGATGCCACAGCCTCACAAGCTGGCAAGCTGTCTGCCGCAGACTGGTCCACGTTCAACGCCAAGGCGGTTGCGCCCTACCTGAAAAATATTGTCCTGTGGACACATTCAACAGCAACCAACGGCAACATGCTTGGGTCTACCCTGACAGGCAATGGTAGTTTTGGGCCCGCAGTGCCAACGGCGGCCGGCAGCATCTGGGCAGGCATGGCGCGCTCACTATATGCCAACGTTGTGACCACCCTAAATCAGGTATTGGGGGTTAGAACCGGCGAAAGTATTTTTCATGTGGGCAGCGTGGCAGGCAAGGGCGGGTTCACCTACCGCGCACGGTTAGGCATGGAGGTATGGAATAACTCGGGGAGATTCTTTGCGGGTATTTGCGCGGGAACTAGCCTTGTGGTTACCGCGAACCCAAGCACAAACAACAATTCCTGTGGGTTTTGTGTAGACGATAATGATTCAGGACTTATCTCATTTGTCACCCGCAACGGAACGACCACCACAAAAACCTCCACTGGCAAAACTATGGTATCCGGCGCGGCCTTTGATATTGAGATAATTGTCGCACCAAATGGGGCAACTGCAGCCTGGAGCATTCGAGAGATTAATACCTTGGCAAACACGGCGGCAACTGGCACAGCATCCGCGACATTGCCTGACAATACAACAATGATGGGCGCTTGCGTTCTGGCGTCCAATGCTGCACTAGCAACCGCAACAGCGGTGCAAATTGGCGTCGTCACCATATATGTGCAGACGGATTATTAAAATCATCCACTGATAAAAAGAAACCCGCTTTATGCGGGTTTTTTATTGCGCCGGTATCTGCGCATCTTGCAACGAGGCAAGCAAATTTTATGACCCTTGTTCTTGGCATGAAAAAACTCATTACACTCAGGACATAAAACCAGATTGGCGCTGCAATATGCGCATTTGCCATCTTTCGTAACGTGTAAAAGTAACATTATTACAGACCTCTCCTTTCTGTATTGGATGCGGATTATAGTCATTTTTCCACGAATGATTTAACCCACAAACAACACAGATAGGAGTTTCCCATGGGCATTATAAACGAAGATAATTATGTTGGTCGAGGCTACGGCGGCTTTAGTGGCGGAGAGGGCGGCTTGGGTATTGTTGCGCTTTTGGCACTACTTGGCGGGCGCGGCCTTGGCGGTGACAGAGGCCGGGACTGCGAACCCGCGCGCGATTGCGTAACCAATGCCACACTGGAGGCATCCTTGGGCAGCCTGCAGACCTCTCTTGGTAACGCAGCTATCCTGGGCAAGCTGGCAAGCATTGAGGCCGCCGTACCGGCTGCAGAAGCTCAAGTTCAGTTAGCGCTGAGCGGAGTTGAGTCAACCCTGGTGGCGCAAGCCAACACCAATGTAATGTCAGTTATACAGGGCCAGCATGCGGCAGCCTTGCACTCTTGCGAGTCTTTCGCGGGTGTTGCGCGAGATATCGCTGCAGTGGATACAAATGTTGATCGCCAAAGCACCGCTATTCAGGTGGCAATTCGAGATGACGGCGAGCGCACCAGAGCTCTGATTGTTGCCAACCAGATCGCTGAATTGAATCAGCGCCTGACAGTCGCCCAGCTTGAAAATGTTGAGTGCCGCTCTATTAATCGCGAGCAAACCAATAGCCACAATCAAACTGTGACTATTAACACTTTGCACAACCAGCAGCAATTGCAATTTCAAGAGCAGCGCAATGATGTGGCTACACTTCGCGGCTTGTTGTTTGAAACCCTGCAAAATATCCGATCCACAAACTCGGCCATCAACATTGGCGGTACTCAGTTGGCAAGCCCAACCAATACCAACTCCAATGTAAAGGCGTAGCATCATGTTTCACGGAAAGTTTAAAAAAGGCGGTGCGCTGGCTCTTGTCGCGGAAGATTGTGAAGGGGCTATGGCGCTTAAGTACTGGCACAAGGAAAACCAGGAACACGCTGGCAAATTGATCGAGATTGATACCTCGGTCATGGATGGGGATGGTGAGGCGGAAGCGGTTGAAGTCGCCGAATCAAACCCAGGGCCAAGGACGGTTCGTAGATAATAAAAAAGCCCTCACTGCGAGGGCTTTTTTATTGGGGCTTGCAATAATTTGGATGTGATCTTATTTTTATGTCTTCCTGAAGCTTTTCAATCTGCAATAAATTTAGCTTTATACTTTCTTCGACACCGACACTCCACTCTTCCAGATTTCTAGTGTCGGGCTCGGCGGCGCCATCAGTTCTGGATTCGCCGGAGCTGGCGTTCGGTAAACTGGGGCAGACTTTAAATTTCCACTGAACCCGCACCCCGCAAGACTGATTATTAATGCAATCACGCATAGATTTTGCTTCATTTTCAATAGTCCTCTTTTCGGTTGCGTAGGCTTCTGCCCTAAAATTTGCGCTGACGGCATCTGCGCGCTCTTTTCTGATTATATTATCGCGGTTTTCAAGATCAGCCCTGGAGGCCGCCAAATCGCTTTTAAGGCCGTCCCTCTCAGAAACTACATAATCATAGCGCCACCAACCTAAAAGCGCTACAGCAAGCACAGCGGCGGCCACATAGATGCGGATCATGATAGCACCGCAAGCGCACGGTTATAATATTCCTGGCGTTCGGCAAGGCCATTAAACCCGCCATTAATGATTTTTGTCAGCTTGGTTATGTCGCCCTGGTCAGCATACTGATTTAGGCCATTCAGCGACCAATAACCGCAGGCCGTTCTGATCGCGGTTTCCGGCTCCTCTGCCAGCCCGGGGGATATGATGAGGTCAACCCCAATCAGCGCGCCCACTCTTGCATAGGCATCGCGACCGGTTATCTGGATCAGGCCGCGCCCCTTGAACTTCCATCCATCACCACTCGCGGAATCGCCGTTACCCATGCGCGAGGCATAGACGATATTGGCAATCTGCTGGGGTTTTTTCTGGATACTCTGCGCCAACGCATTAGGCAGGCCGTGACTATCAGCAAAACGGCGAGGCCATGTCTTGGCCAGCCCCTGGGCGCTGTAATTCAGGTTTTCAGATGTGCGGGTAAACTCTGCTGACTCATGGCAGCACTGTGCAATAAACGCGGCCAGGCGGCGTTTTGTGGTTATTTGGAATTCAGGCAGGATTTCATTCAGTCGCGCAGCAGTTGCTGCAATAAATTCATCACTGTGTTTATTCTTGAAAATTGCTTTCAGGCTTTCAGTGCTTAGTAATGTCGTCACTTTCTATCCTCTTTTCAAAGATTTTTTTGGCTTTCTCGCGAACATAATCAACGCCCATTAGGCTTATCATGCCGCCGACACAGATAGACACGCCACTCGGGAGCTCAAAATAACTTAGCCCCGAAGCGGCGGCATAGGTAAGGGCCCCGCACATTAAGGATTCAAGCAGCTTTCGCAATGTTTTACCCTCCTTAGCCTCATATAAAATACGAAGCCCAGCAAAGAAAAAAGCAAAAATTCCAGCTCTCATTTCCGGCGTAAGCAAGGCAAAAAATGCCTGCCAGTTTATGGGGTCTTTTTCTGGCATCTTCATGAGCCCTTACCTGAATTGCTATTGGCTAAAGGTTACCGTGTACGTGCCAGCGGTAACCCCTGAAATTGAAACGGCAGACATAGAGAATCGAAATCCTACTATTACCGTTTCCCCTGTCCCTGCTGCAATCTCCGGCTGCTTCTGTGCGCCGTTTTGCATTGTTATTGTAATTGTAGCATCTTCTAAGTCAAAACCATTGCTATCAATCTGAACGCCATCGCGGATTTGAGCAGAAACATCATTGCAAGTCAGTGTATCCGATTCACCACCACATACCCATGTTACTTCTGTGTTGATAAAAGCATCAGTATTAGCCATTTTACATTCCTCTTGCTGTTAAATAAATTGTGCCAAATTCGTCGCCGCCATCGCTCCCGCCAGAACCCGCACCGGGGCCGCTAACCCTAAATGTGGCCGAGAAAGTCCCCACCGTTACAGTAGAGTTTACGCTATCCATTGGGTTCACGGATGATGTTATCTTAAGTTCCAAAGTGTCGCTATTATTGATAACCCCATCAGCAGAGGTGAATGACCCACCGTTTTTGCTGTATTCGCCGCCAACTATAGTTACATCTACCTCAACATTAAGGCCGGAAATAATAACCTCACTTGAAGTATATGGTGTGCTTGGATCAGCGCTGCTAACCGAGGTAAAGCTAAACGGATTAGGGGTTTCATCAATGACAACTTCTCCGTCAATCGTCTCAATGATAAAGCTGCGCCATTTGAAATCATCCACATTGTGATCCCATACGGTCTGCTCACCCGTGTAGGTTCCGGTAAATATTCCAGCTACGGATATCTCACCCTTTGTGCCATCAAAAGCTTCTTGGTTTCCAACCTTAAGTGGAGGGTTAAAGCCTGCGCCCACATTTCCATCGCCAAGGCTTTCGATAATGACAGCGGTGTATCCTGTCTTGGTGTAGGTGCTAGCGAATGATGCCGTTGTGTTATCCCCATCGCCAGCGGTAACACCAACAGAGCCAAGTCTCGGGCCAATTACTCCATCTGACAATGCCGGACAGGTAAAAGTCCATGTATCGGCAGCGCCAGAAAAGATACTCACTGTTGAAACTCCGCCATCGCCATCATCTATGGTTAAAATTGTTGGCGTGTACGGCTCGCTGAATGTAATTGTTGTGGCCTGCCCCTCAATAAGTTGATCTATATCGAGTATCGAAGCGGATGCAACAGTTGAAAAATAGAAAGCCCGGTGAGCGTACATTGGTTCATCGGAATTGGAGCGCGACCACTCAGCAACCACGCTGCCGGTGGATGCGTTATCTCTTGCAATAAAAAGCGCCCAAACTCCACGATAGTTTGTGTTGGTATCGCCATCACCCGTTGAAAATGGAGCATCAGCGGTTAGCGTTACCGTCAGCGGCGGATCATAAGAAGTGTTCCACCCCATGTAATGCAACATCGACACGGAAAGGGAGCCGGCTGGAACGCCCGCAAGCGGCAGGGATGGATCTGAATAAGCCCCAGAGCTGTAAATTTCCTCTTCAAGGCCGCCAAGAATCACAACAGTATCTGCCGGTGGTCTGCCAACATTTGTTACGATTGTGTAATGCTGCCCACCTGCCAGAGTAGCAGTTAGATTGGATGTGGCGCCGGCAGAAGCCTGAACCCAATAAGCTTCCGTGAAGGCCTCGCCATCATCCAGAGTGGCCCCTATCTTGGCAAGCGTCTGCCCATTCCATGACATGGCGGTCATTGCCCCGCCTGCCTTTCTCCATGTGATTGAGCAATAAATAACATCGCCAGCAATGGCGGTTATAGATCGCGATATAACAGTGGTTTCGCCTTCGGATGGCGTTACATAGGGGTCTGAACTTATGTGCAGAATTGAATCGAAAACATCTGATGACAATTCTTTGATAGTTATATTTATCGAAGCTCCGTCACGATACAGCGACCCACCAGCGTTGAGACCTGATAAAAAATCAGTATAAACTCCAATAGCTACGGATTCGCCATTATATAAAACCTCAAAATTTCCTTCGTTCTCATCTAAAATTATATCTATATAATTTTCGCCAAGGCCCTCGGGAAGATCAGCAACAGAAAGTATCAGTCCAGAGTTTGACCCACCGACTTGTTTCTGCACATAAATCGTAGATCCACCCATTTCAGCCGCGATCCCGTTGCGCGATGAATCTATCAGAGTGGCAGCAATAGAGTCGCCAGAACCTGCAGCAATTCTGTCAAATAAAACCCTGCTGCGATAAATACCAGAGCTTGCGGTGTCGCTAACTAACTGCGAGTAAGTTCCAATACTTCCGCCGCAAATAGAAAGACCGTCAGGGCCCATGCGAAAATTATCACCGCGATTTGTCCAGCCAGAAGGCGCGGAGTAAACAGCATTTGGAGTTCCTGAAAATGTTAGTTGTTCAGCCATTATAAGTCCGCCACTTTGGTAGATGGATCAATAAATATGTTGCCCATATTGTCTAGCCCGTTTGGTGCGCCATAGCCTTCCACGTCAGTTGCAGCAATTACCTGCTTAATCCAAAACGTGCCTCTATTGGCGGCGCCATCCGTATAAGGAACGCCGTTCCAGTAGTCACCCATGCCCCACTCGCGAAGAGCAGAGCCAACACCAACATTGGGCCCAATAAATTCATTAACCAATATGCCATTTATCCAGGCGCGGATAATGCCTGTACCATCGCTTTGCACGTGCACAAAAAGCTGAGAGGTAAACCACTCGCCAAGCGGGAACCCCATGAAGGTAGTTTCATCGCCAGCCTCAGCGACCTCACAAGAAATGCGCATTTTATTGGGAACAATAGCCACGTTCCGGCGCTGGATGCTGGGCTGTAAATAGATGCGACCAAACCCCAATGATGGAGCAAGCACCATATCTTTCAGAATTCCAGGGCCGTCAGCATTTTGCCCGCAGATTGTTGCCGCCTCGTAATCTCCTGGAGTATTGTCGTAACAATAACCCCAGCTTTGTGTGACGGGGTGAAAGCGCTCCATTGATATCCATAGCTTTTTGCCAATCGGGATATCAATCGGAAGATTTGAACGTCCGCAGAAGCTTTGTGATCCTCCGCATGCCGCAATATCTAAATTTGCCTGTGATTGCTGGTTTAGCGTTGTCTTAAGTGATCTTCCCGTGAGTTCTGGCTGGTCATCCGCATAAACTGATGTTGAGTGCCACCCAGGATAAGTTGCTCCCAGAGTTCCAGAGCTGAAGTCCTCCGCAATCAATGGAACAAACGCACCTGGCTTATCACCTAATGCGTATCGACTATCATAGGTGTTGTCATTATTTTTGTAATATGTTTGCTTTGGTTGGGTCATTTTATACCGCCAATTTAATTGATTTAATTCTAACAGGATATGCAGAGCTTGAAGTATTAAGTCTAATAATCAGTGCATCATCGCCATTCCAGTCTGATGGAACTACAAATTGACCGCTACCGCCTGACGCATTCAGGTAGGTTATTATTGCGGTGCTCGGTATTGAAGAGATTGTGTAACTAACACCATCATCGTAACCTATATTTATTGTTATCTCTGATACGGTGTCGATAATACTAAACTCAGAGTCAAACTCCACATCATAAACAGCATCCGGAGAAAATCCAGGGTATGGTGGATTAATTCCGACATCAGGGAAAACTCCCGATGTCGGCACAACATTCAGAATAAGCTTTGTAAAATAAGCATCATTTCGCTGTGAAAATAAATTTAGATTTAAGATTTCATCTGGATCTTCAATTATTTTGAAGATTGAGTGCAATATAAAATCAAAATTATCATCATTGAAAAACACATATATATAAATGCTGTCGGTAGGTGTCCAGTCTTCAGGGATTCTTATGTAGCCAGATCGTTTAAGGTATTTTCCTTCAGTGAGTGCGCTCACTATCGGCACCTGATAGGCCCCATCAAAAGATATAAATAGAACGCCGCCGTCGGTTGATTCTGCGGCAAGGGCTGGACAGCTAACACTAACGGCGTATACCCCGCCCGCGACAAATTCTTCATGCGGCGGCAATACAAAATAAGCATGCATGGAGAAATTGGCGCCATCAAATTTGTAGTCACTATTGCTCAGCCATGAATTCCCCGGGGATGCATCGAAAAACATTCCTGGAATCAGCAAATCATCCGGCCCATCCGGGTCAGGCCCCGGAGGAATGACTTCGCCAATCACAAATGGCTTTTCTGCCCAGATTCCAGGTATCATTCCGCTGCCACCGTTTGTCCGGTTAGGTCATAGGTATTCAGGCCTACTCTAATCAGGCTCACAGTTCCGTTCGGCGGTACGTCAAGAGTTCCACCGGCATTTGGCGTTATTGTTACTCCATCACCAGGCAAAACAGTTAAATTTCCAGATCCTGCATTTCTGAAATTCCATATAATGGATGACGTTTCCGCAGACGTATTTACAGTAACCGTTTTTTCGCTAGTGCTTGTCATCCTGCGATATTCGCCGCGATGAGCATCTTCAATTGTGTAGTTTTCGTTGGGATCGTTAACAATTTCAGCAAAGCCAACGCGATCATTAAACCATTCAAGGGCGGCATTGAATTGATCAGTGAACAGCGCAAGTGCGGCAGTCCAAGCCTTGGCATTTATATTGAATACCCGGGTGCCTTGCGACTTCTGCGGGTCTTGTGGTAGCGGGTCAACATAGGGAGCTGTCATTTTAAATGCCTTCTATTGTCATGCTGCAGAATGAATCTGCGGGTGTGCTGAACAAAATTGAAAAGTCTTTGTAAAAACCGTAAATTATGGTCGCCTCATAATCTTGGTGTCCGATATACACAGAGGGCGTTGCCCTTACCGCCGCAAGGGTGTCGCGGACAAAGCTTTCGTAGCCCGGCTCGACAATAATTTTAAGGTCAGCCCTACCAACAAATGCGCGCTCTTGGATGTAGTAGTTGCCAAACAGGTCAGGCTCTTTTGTCGAATAGTCGATGATACCTATTGAGCTGCCATATTCAGTATAGCCCAACACTACACCCTCGCCAACTATAACCTTACCAAGCCTGGTTTCATCTGTGTCATCCTCCCCATGAATCTGTACCGTTATAGTGCATCCTTCATTTTCAGGGAAGTCATAAAGTGTCACATTCTTAATGATCTGGCGGCGGCCAAACAGGTAATCCCACCAAGTCGCTTCTGGTGGGTCGCCAACCAAATCTATCGTTTTTTCATAAATCAGCCCATCTACCGGGCTTGTCATCGCCACATAGGCGGTAATCCCATGGATATTCAGCAGGGATAGGGAGCTTACCGGGGTGTCAACTGCCACAGTGAAAATTATCGGGGAGTCATTTATTGACTGCAGATCTGACCCGACCTCATAGTCAAACATGCGCCAGCGATTGGTCGCCCCAATATCCAACCACTTGGGGGTGGTTCCGGTCGAGTTGTCCGGCGGGAATTCTCCGGTGGTGGTCGTAACCGCCTGGTAATTTCGGTGATAAGTGCTGCGCACCATTACCCGGTCGCCCGCAATATAAGGAGTTGCCGGATTATAGTCTGGGTAGTCATCCTCGGGGATGTTGCTTGATGCCATTGTTGGTGGGGAACCGTATACGTCCTCCGCCCTAGTCTCCGCAGTATCTTCCGTCTCTATGTAGCTGCTAGACACATTCCCCGCTTCAATTTGCGCTCCATAAATAAAAATGCTATCTGTGGATGAGCCCTCTATAGAAATATTTATTGCAGATGCTGGATCAACAGCGCCAAAAATAAAGCATCTGTACCATCCGTTGGGCAGGGCTTGAATTGATGATTTTTCTTCGCCAGAAGATATTGTGCCATTAGTTAAATCAAAGAAGCATGGCGGAGATCCGCCAACACCGCCAAGCCTTAATATCCCAGTTCCTGAACCCGGGTATTTCGCATAAATGGATATCGCCGCAATTTCCCCTGGAGAAAAAGGCACAGATTGGGTTAGCGAAGCTGATCCAGCCTCGTTATAAGACCAGCACCCAGAAGTTCCCTCTGGGTTTATTTCTGCCGGTTCATCAGTTACCGTTGCTGCAAAATTTTTACTCCAGTCAGCATTTGAGAAGTCATTTGAGTAAGTAATGAAATTTGTTGATTCAGTCTCAATTATTGCCCCGATAGGCGCAAGCGTAGTGGGGTTGTACCCTTGTCGCAAAATATCGGGGTCCTCAAACGCAAGAAAACCACTTGAGTTATAATATGACGCCACTGTGTCGCGGCTAAATGCTAGCGTATTGAACACAATAGGGCGGCATACCATCATTGGCTTTATATCTTGTCTCATCTTATACGGCCCTCTCTGGCGGCATACCAACAGTGTCAAACTTATCAAGAATCTTTTTAATTTTATCAGTATTATCGGCAACGGCCAATTGAGAGGCGCGCATAAATTCTTTAAAGTCCTGGTCTTGTTTTTCACGTTGTGCGGCCTGCTGCTTGGCTTCATCAATCGCCGTTTGTTGTTGTGGCGTTACAGTTTCAAGTGATGAGCCTGCAGCCATATCAATGAATCGTTTGTTTTGAGTTGCTGGAGACTCTACGCCTGCCGCAGACGCAAAAGATCTCAGCGCCTCGGCAACGCTCAGAACGCTAATATCTATCCCGCTGAGAACATCAAGCTGCGCTTTTCCCCACACCAGCAAATCATCAAGAGCCGTGGATTGCTTCTCAAGCTCTGCCAGTGATTTCTCATCGGTGCTAACCTGGGCTCCGGCAATATCCTGCAAATCCTTGATGGTGTTGGCGGTCGCATAGAAATCAGCCGCATACTCTTGAAAGCTTCCGTAGAGGCTTTCCGATGGCTGAGAAATTACAGACAGCGCATTATTCAGATCGTCGATGTTTGGAAGATTGCCACCCTTTGCCGCGCCAAGCATATCAGAAAGCTGACCCTGAGCCTGCCTGCGCGTAGCTTCCTGGGTTTTCTTGCTGCTAATGACCATTCCATCAAGGGCAGAGCCTAGGGCGGCGTAGACTGATCTTGAGACACTCAGGGCTTCATTCATCGAAGCAATCTGTTTGTCGATTATTTTCTTCTGGGCATCCACGGCACGGCTGAGTCCAGAATAGGCGTTTTGCGCGATTTCAATCTGAGCCGCCTTTGCCGCCTCCGCCTGATCATCAAGCGCATCTATATACTGATCAAGTGCGCCACTTACCTTTATAAGTGAGGCAAATTGTTTTGCCTGAGCATCATCAGTAAGATCGAGGGCGGATATTAAATTCTTGAACTCCTCTCTAGTCTTTGGAACTGACAGACCAAGGTCACCAAAGTAATCCTGGATTGATTCTCCAGCCTCTTTTATTTTATCGTCAAGAGAGAAAAACTTATCGTAATAAACCGCCAGAGACGATGAAAGCGCATCAAATCCGCCTGACAATTCGGCAACATTTTGGCCGGCATAAATTGCAGCAAGGCCGGTTGCGCTCATATTCAATCCAAGCCTTCCAACATAATCAACAAAAGTGTTGGTTTGGGATGCCAGCCTAACCATTGTGTCAAAGGCACCCTCGCCAACCTCCTGAAAATCAAGAAGGATTTTTGAGTACTCTCCGACCTTTCCTTTTGTTTTTAGGATTATTCCAGAAAACATGCCATCGGTATTGTCTTGCGCTTTTAATATTGTCTCTGCCCACGAATCAAGAGTAGAGCTAAAAAACGTCTCTATTGCTGCGGTCAGCTCGTCGCCCTCAAGATCTTTTAGAGAAATGTCCTGAGCCTTAATTAAAAGCCTGCTGGAGAATTCATCGAAATTTATACCGAAAACCTTGGAGGCTTCTTTTAATGCGTCTCCAGCAGACTCAAAAACATCAGTGAACTGCTGCTCAAAAATATTTCCAAGATCTTCCGATTTTCTGTTGAGGTCGCTGTCGGTTTTTATGCCTACGACTTTTGTCGTTGTTTTTATGTCAGCATAGCTCTGGGCCTGAATAACTCCGCCGCTGATAATTTCGCCAAGGCTTGATCCAAAAACCTCTATACCGGTGTCAATTACTTTTTTGCTCTTGCTGTAAATTGCCTTCGATACCTTGTCGATTACATTATTAATAAATGATCCTATTTCCCCCCCAATTGCATCAGCGACAAGCTTTACGCCAATGCCAATATAGCCGCCAGTTATTGCAGCGCCAGCAAATGAATTTAAAGTGGATGTCCCGGTGGACACCTCAACGGGGTTTCTGGTGAGTGTTTTTGAAAACCCGGCAGCAGTCTGAGCTATTCCAGTTCTAATATCCTGCAGCGTGAAAAGCATTTGATAATTTACATCAAGCACATTTCCATTAACAGAATCAAGATGTTCTATTGATTTTGCTATGGATTGAGAGTGCTTATTGCCTTCGCCAAGAATTGCAGACAATCCTTGGTTCGCCTGTTTGTATTCTGCGGTAAGCTTTAGGAATTTTTCATCTTGTTTTTTGTTCCACAGGCCGACAAGTGAAACAGTCACTGCGGCCGCTGCCGCGTATAGGCCCGCCTTGCCGATACCGGCACCCTGCGCAACCGATGAGCCGCCGCCAGTAAGTGACTGCTGGATATTCAGGATGATAGGCTTAGTGATGGCCTCGTGAGCCATTTCGGCAATAGTCTGAAAGAATGCCTTCTTGATGCCATCGAACACATCCATAGAGCCATCCAGCAGGCCAACCCAAACATCTGCAAACACGCCATTAATTCTCTCTGCGGCATCTTCTGAAAACTCAATGAGTGATTTTGTTTTTTCATTTGAGTCCAAAATTTTCGCTTGATTTATTAGCTGTTTAGCTTGAGCGCTTTCTATTCCGTTCTCAATATTCAATATGCCATTTTTTATGTCATATATGGTTTTCTGAACTCGCGTGGCGTTGCCACCAATATCAATTTCTCTTTGCTGGCTTACAATAAGATCATCTATCTTTTTTATTGATTCCTTGGACTCTTCCAGCTTCTTGTTTGCGATGAGCTGACTGTAATATTCATTTGTAAGGCTCTCATTTACCTTTAGTATTCCATTGTCAAGCTCATATTGCATTTTGGACGATTCAAGATTGTTTTTTGAGTTGTCAAACCCAGAAAAGGCAACAGCCTCTGCGCTCTTGTCAATCGCCAGCTTTCTTTCATTGAGGTCGAGTATCTTAGTGAGGTTCAGCATCTCCTTAGCTTGCGCGCTATTTATCCCGCCATTTATTTTTACAAGGCCGCTCCGTATGTCGTACTCTGTCTGCTGTGCTTTTGATATTATTCCAAAAAGATCCACATCGCGCTTGAGGCTTAGTATTTTATCTTTTGCGGATTTCTCTTGCTGCTCATACAATGAAACACTGCTGGATGCTATGTCATTCTCTTCCCTCATGGCTCTATTTATTTCTAATTGATCCTTTATCTTTTGCTGCTGCTCCGATGTCCCGCCTTGTTTTTTTGCAGTGGTATCTGAAACCTGTGCCGACAGCTCCTTAGCCAAAGCGGTATTTTTTACAATCTCTGCATTTTTAAGCTTGAGGGCCAGCGTTTCATCATCCAGCGACTTAATGTATTGGTCTACAGTCGCGGAATTAAATCTCTTTGACTCAACCACATAGGCTTCTAAATTTTCCTTTGTTAGGCCGGCCTGAATTCCTTTTTGGCGATAAAGAGCATCACCATGTAAGCCAACCATGGCGGTTCTGTCTCGCAATGACTGAATTAATTTTTTTGCTCCTTCAATGTCATAATCTTCTGATATTTTTTTATTTATTACATCATATTGCAAAGTTAAAGCGTTTAGCTCTTCCTGTTCCTTTTTTATTTTCTTTGTATTGTTTATGGTTTGCTGGTATGCGATTGGCGCAACACCCGGGCCGGTAGATATGTATTTTGTTACCTGCCTTCCATTCTCTGCATTTAATTTTTTAATTGCAGCTTCTTGTTTGTTTATTGACTTGGTAAGATCATTGGATTCTTTTATTTTTTTATTAGTTATGTCCCTGTTTGCAAGGTCAAGATGAATACGCTCGGCTTCAGTAAGGTCGCGGATGCTTTTAGCCATCTCTTCTGCGTTATCGCCAAGATCTTCCATAGCTTTTGAGGCAGACATTAAAGATTGAAATAAAACACCGCCAATCGCCGCACCAACAGCCAGCACCGCGCCAACAATTACGCCAGTTGGCCCAAACGCACTGGCCAGCTGCGACCCCTGCTGACCCAGTATTGTGAAAGCGCTTGTCCCCATCTGAACCTGAACCGCAACATCCTGCAGCTGGTAGCCTGCCGCCTGAGCATATTTGCCAAGGTTGGAGACGCCCTCCCCAGCTTCTGACGCGCCACGCCCTATCGATCCGAGCTGGTTTGATTTTTTTGCAGTGTCTGTTATCTTTTTTCCTAGAGCATCAGTAGCATCTCCAGCCCTTTTCATCTGGTCGGCCATTTTGTCTGCTGCATCATTGGCCCTGTCAATATCGGTAGTGTTGGCCTCGACGCTGTACTGAATAGTGCCTAAATCCACGATATTACCTCTTTTTCTTTGGCTTGCTTATGGGCTGGTGTTTTTGATCTTCTTGACGCAGTTTTTTTGACTCTTCAATCTCGCGCTTAATATTGTAGGCCTCCATATCCTCAACGCCTTTCACCCAGGGTGCAGGGCTTTTTGCTGAGATATTGGTCTGGCCAACATAGGCTCGGCTTAGGTCGCGAATTGTGGAACACTCAAAACCTGAAAGCGGTAATCCTGAGCACTCGCGGAACGCATGAATCTCTCTAAAGTCTAGCGCTATCATGCCCATCGCGCCACTCAATCCAGGGCCAATGGTAAGCATATATTCAATGAGGTATTCGAGCCCGAAGGTTTGCGGCATATCTGGATCAGTACCGCGAATCTGACGCACTACATCTATCCGGCTGGTTTTTGCCCCCTCTGGCGCGGTGTTTAGCCACGCCAGGTACTTTACATAGGTAAATAGGTGGGGGACAGCCGCTAGATAAAATTTGAGCGTGTGAGGGAGTGTTCAACGGCCTGCTCTGCTGCCCACTTGAATTGCGTGAAGAACTCTTTAACATTTTTTTCGTTAAAGATGTTCTCGCCGCCAGGGAGCTGGATGTGCTGCCAGCCAATGGCCAGATTGCAAATCATGTCGATAGCATCGGACTCGCTTTCTTCGCTGGTAACGGTCTGGGTGTCGGTTGCCAAGATGCGAGCATTGTTGCGCTTGTGGTTGCGCTCAGCATGCTTGTTGGAGTCTTTGCCCAGCATCCAAACGCCTACCTTTTTCTCTGGATCGCCGCCCGCGCCAGTGGCAGGATCGCAACCTTCGTGCATGCGAACGCCTGAGCCTGGATGCTTAAGGTGAAGAAAGGTGCCTTCATTTGCTTTTTTTGCGGTGTCTAAATTTGAAAAATCCATAGCATATACCTGTCAGTTAATTTTCCCTGTCAGTTAAAAAAGACACGGCCATGCGCCTGACAGGACACGGGTGGCCGTGGTTCTTGCGAACACGTTAAATTATGGCGCTTCTTCTTCCAGCACATCATTGTCGATTGCAATGTTGGTGGTTTTCATAATGATACTGTCAACGCTACCCACTTCCATTGGTGCCGATGCAACTTGGCCGGTGAAATAGTGAGCTTTCAAGCCTTTCACGTCGACCCAGAAAGCATATGAATCATCGTCATCAAGGCCGGACAGCAACAAGGCTTGGCCTGGATCACCGCCAACTGTGGTGATGTCGTAAGCATAGGGAACTTCGATAGATCCGTTGTCATAGCTGCCCTTCCGTTTGATGGTCTGGCGGGTGCCAAGCGGATTGTGGTTCACGATATTGTAAACCTTACCGAAGCTTGGGATCGTGGTTAATTCTAAAACCTCAGTCCATACCAAAGCCTCAAAGCCTGCTTTGTCGTATGTCGCAGGCAATGCCGCGCTGACGTAGAGCGTTGAACCTGCTGCTGTTTGTGCTGCTGATGCCATGATGGCCTCCAAAAATTATGCTGCTGTGACTTTGCCAGCAATTTTAATTACCGCATCAGCGGTGCCTAGCCCGTTGTCGTCTCCGACTATTGGCAATTTTTTTACATAGCTACGGAACTGAATTTTAGTTCCGTTTGAAAATTGTAGCGTGGATAAAACTTTGAGGCCTACTGCCCGCGCTGATTCCATTTCAATCTGACCTGGGTCTGTGAAATCCCGCATTAAAAACACGCTTACTGTTCCAAAGTCAGGCAGACCTGGCAAAAACTCTCGCTCGCCAGTGCTAAGCGGGTTGTGCGGCACATCTGGGGTTATTCCGTCTACTGTGCTATATCTGACTATGCCGCCAACCACAACGCCATTAAACGTGAATACAGTGCCTTGCCCGTCAATAATTGCCATTACATATCCTGCACGAAACAGCGAATATTTATTTCAAATACTGGCCGATTGTTCTCGGCAAAGTATGGTCCCATTACGGCGGCAAGTGGCTCAAGCTTTAAAACACCTTCTGGCGCAGTCAGCCCGCCAAAATACTTGAATATTGCATCTGCCTTGCCATTCATATCGATAATATCTTTTGCGTTCGCATAAAGAATAACCTTGACGTCTGGCTGTTGCACTACCGAGTTACGGGGACCGCCACCGCCAGCCATCCTGAACACTGCTATATTAGTGCTGCCTTTCATGTCTTCGTCAACACAGCGATAATATTTTGTCTCAATACCGTCAAGCAGTCCGGCCATTCTCAAATGAGTTGCTATCTTTTCAAGTAGTGGATAGCTCATTTAAACCGCCATATGTTTTTTTAGTATTAGCTGAGCCATGTCGGTTGCCATTTCTTCCATTCCTTTTTCAAGGAAATGGGGCTCTGCCGCTGGGTCCCAGTATCTGCCCTTGCCGGTTCCGCCGCCGAACGCTACACCCGCTCGCGTTGCCCCGAAATGTCCGCGAGGCTGGCCTTTCAGCTTTCCGCTGGCTCGGTTAACGTATCCGGCATAATAGGCGCCGTAGAAAACTGATCCTGCCCATCCATTCGCGCCCGGGTATGTTTGTCGGCCCTGGCTTTGGCGAAGGTTTCCAGTGTCCGCTGGCGTCAATATTTGCGAATTCGCGCCGCCGACAATAAGCATTTCGGTTATCGCGGCCTCAGTGTTTTTGCCCTTGGCATCGCTGAGCGTGAGCTTAAGTCTGCCAACAACGCTATCGAGACCTTTAACGCCCATTACTCACCTCAGGTGTAAATTTCCCAATCTGGAAGCTCGCCGTCGAAACCACCATTGCCATAACCGCGAACTTTTTTAATTATCTCGGCGTTAACCGTGGCTGGGTCTGCTATGGCGGTGTTGTCGCCGCGCAGGATGTAATATTTCGGCTTTGGTATCAGCTCCGAACCATCGGCAGCCTCAAAATAATAAGTACTCTCTGGTGCGAACTGGATGCCGTTTGCGTCTGCCTGCGCATTCCCGCCTTCCGCCCAGTCGCCCATCAGCAAATAAGGCGTACCGAAAACAGGCTGAGCGGCAGAGTCAAAAGTAACCGGCCACACTGTCAACTGAAAAACGTACGTCCAATTGCCCATGCTAGACATTATTCACACACCTGGCGGCCAACGCTCATGATAGACAGATAGCTTCCGCCACTCTCAATCAGACCAACTATGCAGCCGCTAGAATCAAGCTGCGACAGGCTGGCACCATAAGGGGATGCGTTAACGCCTACACCCTTCCAGGCTGACCAGCTTTGACTTGCGCCGCTCGCGGCATGCTGGCTTGTCAGGTTGCCCTTTCCGCCATTTGCCTGCATCCAGCACATATGGCGAACGGCATAAATTTTTAGAATCTTTTGCTTACTTTCAGAAACACCGGCACCGTCAAGACACAGATCAGCCTCATCGACAATCTCGATCAAAAGGTTGATTTCTTCCTCGCTAACGGTTGTTGCAAACCCGTTAACAACGTCATCGTATGTAATGACGGCAGCCAATTATTTTCCGCCTTTCTTTTTGTCGGCCAGATCTTGCTCGGCATCAATTTCAGCCTGCAATTTTGCCTCTTCTGCTGCGGCATGATCCGCAACAAATTGAGTGACCTGGGCATCCACTTGCTTTGCTACCTCAGCATCAATGCGAGCCTGAATTTCAGCCTCAGATTGGCCGACAACAAAGGTTTTACCTTCATCAGAACCAATCTCGGCAACCTTATTCAAAAGGGCGCCTTCGATCTTATCGACAGTCAACACAGTGCCAATTTCTTGCTCGACGTCCGCGCCCTTCACTGCCAGAAACAGGCCAGGGCGGATTACTTTTACTTTTACGGTCATAGCTTTCACCATTTAAAACTGGGGGCTTTTACACCCCCGATTAATTAAGACGATACCGCCAAGCCCATTTGGCCATTAGCATCGTATTTCAATTCCAGGGCGGTAGCAGCCATGATCTTGAATACATAATCGTCTTCCAGGTTCGCACGGAAGCGCGGCAGAGTAGTGATAGGCATGCTGTTCAACACCTCCGCTACATCGCGGCGCTTGATGATTGCGATAATGGTGTTTGCTGGCACCTTGCTTGAAGGAACAAAACCAGCAATGCCGCCAATCTCCATCAGCGCCTTGGCAATGGTTTTCGGATAGTTCGCGGTGTAGTCGGTGTTGCTGGCGTAGAACCAATCACCCCAGTTCACATAAAAAGTCACATCGCCGTAGAAATTATCAGCCTGCAACAGTTTCATGGTGGCAATAACTTCTGCCTTCCAGTTTGCACCGGTAGTGGTCGCAAGGGTTGAACCAGTAGAGCGAGTGTTGCGGCTCGGGTGGTTCAGCAAGCCGTACAAAGGCATACCAGAGACAACGATTTTCGACTCACCGTTAAGCGTGACGTCTTCCATCTTCTCGGCAATCTTGCGCAGGCCATTGGCGCGTGCGGGAGTGTCAATGGAGTAACCTTCACTTTGCGCGGCCAACATTTGACGCCAGCCGAATTTAAAGGTGGTGTCGTAGAATGGAATCGGTGTACCGACATACGCATACTCAGGCTGATCAGTGCGCGCTTCGCTGCGGCCATCAAGGCTCACATTAACTTCGCCGCTGTCGCCAACTTGTTGGAAGTAGTGCAACAGCTTGCCAATAGGCATAGGCTTAGAAAGCGAGGCCGACAGATCATTAAACACTGACAATACATCGCGCTGAATCTCGATGGCATCGCGATCCCAGGTTGCCCACACATCTTTTGGCAAAGGAGCGGCGTTACCAATGATAATCTGTCTGCCGTGGGTGGCCTGCATGGCGGCATGGCTGTTGCCGTGCGCCTTGCGGGTTTCGTTAATGAATAAAATTTGCTCTTTAGTAAAACGCAGCATGGCTCACCCCTTATGCTTTAACATATTGATCGGCGGCAACGAAATCGTCTAAATCGCCAGCAGATAATGCAACGCCGGAACCGGCATAGAAGCCGACCACGATGTTAGTTGATGCTGCTGCAACCAAACGACCAGCAGCGCCAATGGTTAGCTCCTGTTGGAATGTGTATGTAGCAGCAGCAAAGCGAGCCACATAGGGCTCCTTCGGAATCAGCTCATACACTTCTGCGGTATCGCCAGAAGGATAGGCATCCGCAATGCTTTGGCCCATAAACTCGCGATTAGCCAGCAGGAATTGACGGCCTGCAGCAGTAGTGGACTGAGTTAAGGTAGTCGCAGACGAGGTGCAAAAAGTGCCCGGCAAATATGCGCCAGCGACTTTTTTGTCTGTGATTGTTTTCATGTCGGCATTAACGCCGCGATAAATTTGGTGCGCAGTTGTCGCCATGATTATTTAGCTCCTAATGCCGCGTCGATAGCCGCGTTGGGGTTGTAGTCATTGGCGATATAATCCTCGCCAGCGCTTGGCTTGAATACGCCATTCACGATAGGAGCGGCAGCACCAGGCTTAACCTTATCCGCAAGCTTGCGCAATGCGTTTACGGTCATGCCCTTGCAGTCGTCCGCATCAAGCAAGTCATTGGTGACGACTTTTTCAGTCAATGCGGTGCGCTCAGCTTCGGAAGCTGCGGCAGCATTGGTCTGAATCTCAGCCAGGGAATCGGTAAGTGGTTTAATCGCGGCTTGCACAGCCTCGCTCACGTCCGACTTGATTTTTTCGGCATTGGTCTTAAGCTCTTTTACCTGCTCAGCCAGCGCATTAAACTGCTCTTCTGTCACGGCCATGGTGTTATCCTCTGGGTTGTCGTGATTGGTGTTTAGGCCGCTGGCCTCCGGTGTTAGGCCAATGCCTTTCAGCAGTGACATAATTTTGTCAACAAAGCTTTGTGAACGCTTTGCTTTATCGAGACGGTCAACGCTATCGAATAGGTTTTTAGCTGCCCACTCTACGTCATTTTCGTAGCAGTCAAGATAGGAATTAATAACGGTGATTTCTTTTTGGTCGCCGCTCTTGTTGACCATCATACCCACACCCTGAGAGGGGCGCGCCGCGCCTTCCTCACCAATCAGGATGGCGTCATGGTCGAAATACATATTGCTAGCAATGTAGGAAAATGCCGGATCGGTTGATTCGATGAGATCGAGTAGTACGCCGGTCGAAGTCTCGATGGGCTCGCCCTTGTTGATTGCATCAATCAGCGCGCGGCCATGCTCAGTGCGATTTGCGACTTCGACGTCAATAACTTTGTCGAGAAATACGCGGCCATTCTCGCGGCGGACGTTTTCATTGTGCGCGCCAACGTGGTAGCCATTGATAGCTTCCGGGTCTTGCGCGCTCACGTAGTTATTGTTGACCATCGGATGGCCAAGAGGTGCAAAAGTGCGGTCCAGGGTGTGGAAGCTTTTGGCAATCTCTGCGGCTGGGTACTTGATGCCATTCATCACCACGTCATCGGGCAAGGTGGCAGAGGGAACAACAATAACATCGCGGCCATTGCGTTTTTCGTGGCGAATAGTCGCCTTGTTTACGGCGGTGCTGATATTGACGCGCACCGAGCCGCTAAGCGCTGGGATTTTATCTTTATTGGCAATGGCTTGAGGCATTTTGACACCGTTTTGATAGCTCTATGTCAAGCATAGGCGGTTATCCGTAACGGTGCAAGTGATTGAATTATAAGTGGTTTATGTATAATACTTGCTAAATATGTATAATGATGTATATTTATGTATAAATAACCGGAGTAAATTTTATGACAGAAGAACAAAAAGCAGCTTATTTATCAGTGAAGTCGGTGGCTAGGCGCTACGAGATCACCCGCGATTGCGTTTACAAGTGGATTGCCAGCGGCAAGATACCTGAGCCAATCAAGATCAACGGTGTGCAGCGCTGGAGGATAGAAGATCTGGAGCTTTGGGAGTTGACGCATAACCGTTCGCCAAAACAACCAAAAATTGAGGAGGTGTAATCGTGAAATCACTAACCGAACAACAGTTGCGCGATGCCTTAATAAATGCCCACATAAAAGGCTGGACCCAATGCGAGCAATTTTTTGAAGACAAAAGCAGGTTTGGCACGATTAGAGCGGCACAGAAGAACAAGCCAACACTGCATCAAGAAAGAAATTCCTTCATAGAAAAAATAATTTCGGAGTTGTAGCAGTGAAATCATTAATAATTTACGCCATCAAATGGCTGTCAATATTTACAGCTATGGCCATTACCCTGAATTTATTATTTCCCAGCGATATTGCAAAAATATCTTATTGGTTAATTGTGTTTTTATGGCTAGGAACAAGCCACAAGAAAAATAAATTTGCAGCCGAGGTTTCATTTTTCGGCATTCGAATATACGCGAAAGCCGGAAACGCCAATTTTTTACTGGGATTCACATGGGGGGATTCAGCAAAATGATGCCATCAACCGGAACATTCATAGCCGACAAATCAGCAAAACACGAGCCCCTGTACTCCATTGCGGATGTCGGGAAAATGGAAGGCTTCGCGACTTACCAAACCATGACCCAGTGGGCAAAGAAAAACAAGCTGCCGCGACACAAGGCAATCGTGGTCAGGGGCAGGAAAGAAGTAAAACTTTACTCTCTCGATGGGCTAAAGGTTTGGCACTCGGAAGTAATGAAAACGCTAAAATTTCCTGATCGCGTTGGCCGCCGATATGAGATGAAATAGCCATGTACTCGCGAACAAAGGAACAACTTAAAAATGCGGTCTGGATTGTTTGCAAGAGGTGTGGCGAGCGCAAGACCGAGGACAATTACAGCTCTGGAAAAGCAAAATGCAAACGGTGCGAGACAGATCGCAGGAATGCGAAAGACCAACAAAAGCGGATTGACTTTCACGCTAAATATTTACAGAACTATAACCGCGAAGAGGATTTAAAATGAAGTCACCATCACGAAAAGAGTTGCTTGTTTTGGCGGTAATCGAATTATCCGCCTACGCGGCTGCCATTGGTGTCGTATATCTAGTCTATATGCTCATAAATAATGCGGCCTAGCAAAGTCTACGACATTGACGACTGGTGCGAGCACTATGGAGACGTCCTGCTTTTGCATTTTGACAGCTTTAGCGAGCCGCCCATAGTGCTTGTATCATCGCCAATGGATTGCGTATTTCACGCTTACGGTGTCGGCTATTGGACTCATTTTATTATCCATGAGTGGAATGATGTGTTTGAGCAGGCGATTAAAATTAATGATAGGAACGCGCATGGCGTTAATGGTGTGAAATTATGAATATGTGGGACTTTTTCAATCAGCATGAATTTTTGGCGTGGTGTGCCTTGTGGCTAGTCTGGCTAATGATTCCGGCACTGCAAACTATTCTTTTATTAGTTAACCGAACTTATCGCGCAATCAATATTTTGTTTCATGGGTGGCCGCCTGCGCATCTTGATGCTGATGGGGATTTTGTTAAGATTGAGGGGGTAAAGTGAAGCCAAGAATATTTGCAAACCTAAAAAGATTTTTTGATTATATTTCAAAATCAGAAATCAGCAAAATAGATGGGTGCGGCGTATTTATTGATGGTGTTATCTGCATCACATCTATATACAGAAGAACAATCAATCATGGCGTTGAATTTCAAGAATTAAGGCTTGAGCCCTTAACGGGAAAAACAATGATAAGATGCTATGACATAGAGATTAACAGTATTGGCGCCTTCAATTGTTACAAAATACCAAAAGAAAAAAATCGTCCAGCAGTGGAAGTTATATTCCACTAATCCCCAAAATAATCCTCCTTCTGCTTCTTCAACTTCAATATAATGCGCGGGGTCATCACCTCGCCATTATCATCGACAAGCACCTCGGTCTGACTGCACTTGCAGTTCACGGCATTGCCATCCACAGAATAAAACTCACGAACAGCCTGAACAGTAAACACAGACCCATGACGCTGGGCGTGTGAGAGTCTGGTAGTGGGCGATAGCGCACTTATCCACACAAGCTTAGTCTTAATGCCAAGCCTGTCGTTAGCATCCTGCGCCTCGTCCCATCGGCCCCTGCGGTGAGCGCTGCCAATTTCAGTTCGCGCAATAGTCGCAGCCCTGGACCGCGACACATCGAATGCCTTAGAAATATCGCTAACAACATCGAGCGGGTTGAGCCCATCCTGCACAGCGCCGCGCAATATCCGCGACAGGCGCACACCGGCATCGCCCTGGAAGCCATCCATTTCCTCAAACACGCGGGCACTAACCAAGGCAACGCGGCGCTGATACACATCGCTAAATAAAACCTGGGTAATGTTGCGCGTGTAGTCGGCTGATATGTTGGCCAGATTGGTTACCGCCATCGCGGTGCCGTTCTCATAAGCGGCCACGGCCTGGGCCACCACATAGTAATCAGGCACACGGCCAAGCTCTATCTCAAGCTCTGCGACTATTGCCTCAAGATCGGGGATGCTGATTTGGTATTCATAGCGGTACTTGTTGACGTATAGCCCATTTACTACAATGGCCACAGTCGGAATTTGTTTGAAACGCTCTATCAGCCACTTTTCAGTGGCGTCAAGAGATTCATCTATAGCGGTCGTGGCCTTTCGGATTTTTTCCGATTGACCCACGGGGTTTACTATGCTGCGCGGGACTATCGGCTGACCGACATTCACCGCGCCAAGAGGGATTAAAGCGCCCATTAGAATTCCAGCAGGGTAGCCTTGATGCCAGTACCGCCGGTAACCGTAATCACGCCCTTAAGGTAGGCGTCGATAGAGTTCAGCGGGATAGCCACTACAGCACCTGCAGCGATTGAGGCAAGAGTAAGGCCAGCAGCAACGCTCACGCTGCCCACGCCCTTAACTGGCACGGTAGAGCCGCCAGCGCCGTCAATATTGGGTGTGAGCGCGCCGCCCGTCACGTTATCCAGAATCAACACAGGATTGCGCGAGGCGTTAAAGGTAAGTGTGTCAGACGCGCCCAAAGTGGTGCGAGTTACAACGCGAGATCCCGCGCCGGTCATTGCTGTTGCTGCGATTGCTGCCATGGTAAAAGCCTCTATTTTTCAGTTGGTTTTGGGTTATCAATATTAGGGTCACGCTTGGGGGTAACGGGAGTTGCCGAACCTTCCCAGCCCATAGTCTCGCGCATTTCGTCGGCGGTGAATACTTGCTCTCCAGAGCCTAGCATTTTTTGATTAATGTCGGCCATCTTGGTGACGACCTCAGCCTTCTCCAGGGTGGTCGATTCCGTTAGGTCTGGCCACAACAGATACCAATCCTGCTTTGGCAAAACGCCAATATTCACAAAGCGCTCAATGATGCGCATGATGTTTGGTTTGCAGTAATTTGTCCGGCGACTGGCGCAGGTTTTATTCCACTGCTTGTTGTCCTCGGTGCTTGCGCGCTCGCCGTTTTGATTGCCCACCAGCAGCTTTAGCGGCTCGTTGATTGACGCGGCGAAGGATTGGGCGGCTACAAGGACGTATTCTTTCGGCAGCGGCAGGGTTACCTCAAGGGTTTTAACATCTATTCCCTGCAGCAGCATGCTTTTATCCATGCCAGTTTGAAAGTCGCCCACCACTTCATCGATTTTATCGCCGATCTGATCAGGCGGCACACCCAGCATAGCGGCAAGCTTGGTGAGATTGGTGGCTGGGTCCACATTCATAATCGGCGCGGCCTTGGAGTTTTTCCAGAACCCTTCCCCACCAGCGCCAATGACCTTCTGAATAGTTATCAGGTCATTGAATCCACCCTCAAGAACAGACTCACCGCCGTAAACAGTAGAGTTCCGCGACCAAATATGCACCCGATCAGGATGTACGTTGAATTGGCGGTTTGCAGTTTGGGTGGAGTTTTTTACTACCGTGTTGGCCTCTGTGTACTGGTACATTTTGACCTGGCCATAATTCTCTTGACTTGGATCGCTGAACGTCTCAACAACGGTTAGCTGGCCCTGGAGTGCTGGTATTATCTCGGCGATACCCTCAAGACCTGCAACCCGGGTAACAGGCTGGTCAGGCATAAGCCCATCACGAAAGCGGAATATGACCCCAGCATACTCGCCAATGCGGCTGTATTTGTCGGCCTCGGCGAGCTGCGACCAGAACATCAGGCGCTCAAGTTCTTTGGCTATTTGCTTCTCGGCTGGCGTTTGGTCGTGGGTATCTTCGCCAATAGTCAGCTCAGGGTTTTCTTGCCAGCAGGTTTCAACCGCGTGATTCACGCCTGCGCGCGCGTACCCGTTGCGCTTCCACATCATGTAAAAATCAGTGAATGTCAAATTTTCTTTGTAGCCGTAATCGGCATAGAGCTTAGTGTGCTTGGTATCGCTGCCAAAAAACCCAGGAAACATGCTTGACAATTGCCGAGTCATGGCATTGATGAAAAACTCGCGCGCGCCAGATTTGGCTGTATTGTTTGATTTTTGCGGCTTCATGTGGTACGGCTCCGAATCTATTAGGTGAAGTTTAACCGCTTTTTGGCGAAAGTGTTAGCGTTGGTGCTTTTTGAGGAATAAACCGACCGCCTGGTCATTCTCAACCGGCCAGTAGCACATTGCGATAGCGTCCGCAAGGTTTGGCGATTTGGTCCCCTCGGGCGTCTTGTCAATCACCAATTTCAGGCGCGCACCCTTGCCCATGGTTGGCTGGCTAAGCTCTTTTTCAATCTGCCGGATGTTTGGCATCTTGCTGCAAAGGCTGATAATGGTGTCTGGATCGCACGGGATGCCATTCACCACCCACTGATAGGTTCGCCAAAACCGGTTGCGCAATTCCCACCAGGCTTGCGCCTTGAGATTGGTGTAAAAGTCCTTGTTTAGCGGGCTTTCTTCATCATCAGGGATAATCGGCGAATCAGGATTTAATGGGCTGGCCGCGGCATTCCAGGGAACCAGGGCCAAGCCTTTAGGCATATCGCCAAGGTCAGCCAGATTGTTTGCCTCAGCCTTGACCCCAGAGCCCACGCCGATACAGTCATATTGAATTTCTACATTGCCCAGGCCTATGCAGGCGTCCACAGCTCTGCGCGCAGTAACGGCAGTATCGCGGGCCCCCCAGTCCTCGGCCGACTTAAGTACAACGCCGTGACGCTTGGCCAGCGCATTCCTATCACCACCACCGTCCGCCACATCGAGCCCAGCACCCCAGCCGCCAGTCTCACCAAGACCAAGCACCAGGTGAGCATCAAGGGCGACCTTAACCCACTCGGCGGGTACGCACACACCTTCAACCGCGGCGGAATAATTCCGGTCTACCTCCTGCGCGAATATGTGCAGCAGACCATCAGCCTCAGCTTTCTTGCGCCGCGCCTCATACCACGCCTGATCTTTTGCCGGGTGATCCGACCAGTCCATTACGAAAATGCGCGTCCGTCCTTTTTCCATTGCCTTGCCTGGGTGCCACTCCTCGCCTCCCTCGCGCCTGCGGTGGAATGGATTGCCAACACCGTTGACCGAACTGATATCAACCGGCACCCGGGTGTTATCTCCCAACGCCGCCTCAATCTTCTCGGGCCGCTCATAGTGCGCAGACTCATCTTTGAAATAGATCAGCTTGCGGCCGCCGCGCCCAATGTTGTCACCAGCCTCGCCGGTAATCGTCGCGCCGTTTTGCGGGTTGATGAATTTCATGTAGGTCATGTGATCGCGCTCACTAAAACCAACCGGGATGAAAAACGCCGGCAGCCCGCGAATAATCATGCGCATCTTTTCGAATATGGAGTCAGCGTCACCAATGCGGTCAACAAGCTGCTCCTTGCGGCTTCCCCAGCCGATTGCTGCGCCATCCCAGAATATCCATAGCCATACACTAAAGCCTGCGCACACCCAGGTAGCGCCCATGTCACGCGCCTTCTCGATTAGCCCACCTTCCTCATCGGTAATGCACGACAGCAAGAATTGAACCAATTCATCTTGCTTTTGGAAGCATATCAGGGGAATGCGCGAAGGTGTGCCGCGCCCAGCATTTCGTGGGTCGTAGGTGTCAACCCAATGATTGATGAACTCGGCGGGATGTGTGCGGTAATATTCTTTTGCACCAGCAATCAGTAACGGGTTGCCGCGCAATTTCAGCACCTGGGCCTGCCGCCATTGCCACACGCTTACATAGTTTGGCGGCCAAGCATCATGACTCAGGGTTGAGGGTGGCAGCATATGCGGCGGCAGCCTCCTGCGGTGTCATTTGGGACTTTATAGCCACCAGGGGTTGCCCATCCTTACCGGTGATCTCTCTTTTGTCAGCAAGGCCCAAATCACGGGCAATGATGTTGGGATTAAGCAGGTCAGCGGCAGCACCAGTGAACTTTTGTTGATAGATGACCCTATCCACTCTTGCCACGATACCGGATAAATCATGATCCTGCTTTCTCCATTCGTGCCATGTACTTTCGTCAATATCGAGAAACAAGCACAAGCCGCCAATGGTCATAGCACGCATCTTCTCAACCGGCATGTCAATCACATCGCCGCGAAATTGAGTCACCCTATTTTCCCATAGCGGGTTTTCGTCCACCCATTCGAAATACTCTACACAGGCCAGCCATAGAGTTTCAGAATTTTTATAGAGTCTCGCCGGGCCATGTGTAGCCCTTGCCTCCCAAAACCTATTGCCCTTCGGTGCTGCCATTTTGCTTTACTCCTACCTGTCAGTATTTAACCAAATCATAGCCGAAATCATTCAAAAAGTCATGTTTTTAGCCCTTGGGGGTTTTTGGGGAAATCTTGGGGAGAAATTTTCCCCAAGATTTCATTATTAGTATCATGCACTTACGGAGTTATCCACAGCTTTGGGGGCAAATTTAGGGGGATAGTGTTCCCCAATTTATTACCCCTAAATTGTATAAATAATAACCATCGCTGCACCATAATAGTGCAAAATACGAATCAGAAAAAAAATACAGTGTATATAGTAATAAATACCCCCAATATATATATATTATTACTATGTTATTGTTTTAATTGAATTTTTCTTGGGGAAAATTTTTCCCCAAGCCGCCCCCAAGGTATCCCCAAAACCCCCAGACTTCCCCAGAGCAAAAAACCGTTTTTTTATGGATTTTGTAGTTTTGGTGAGAATTTCCCCCAATTTCCCCAAGAATTCCCCAGGATTTCCCCAAGATAAAACGTAACACTAGATAACCATTAAATTTATATTGTGTTTGCTTTATGTTTTTATGCTGCTATGCTTTGCGAATGACGACAAATAACGAAACAGTAAAGACCATGACTGAGGGCGGGAACTCCCAGGGGGTTAGTTATTTCGTAAAGCTGGATAAGCACGGCAACAAGTACAAGGCGATCAGCACCATCATTTTCTCAACCCACAATGAGATTGTTGATTGGAATGAGCCTGGCATGGTTGACCTTATGGAATTGGGCGCAGGCAGAACGGTTCGATGTATGGGAAACCATTTCTTTTACGCCAACCCATATGCCGCAGTGGTTGACGCCACCACAGGCCTCATAACCGCCAGAATCGAGCAGATAGCCATTAGGGATACATTCACCCTTGGCCATGCCGAAGATGCAATAAGCGCGCACGGGTACGCCTTCTGCCGCGATCAAATACAACACCTCAATAACGAAATAGAAAAGGCTAGCGATATGGCAAGAATGAAACCGGAGACAAATCCCACTGATGCACAACTGGTGGAAATGGTGGGGCAGCTGGATAGGCTTATTGGGATCTTTAGTGTGCCAGGCATTGTGGCGTTGACTGGTGTAACCAGCGCCACAGTCAATCAATGGAAGAAACGCGGCAGGATTGGGGCCCAGGCTGCCCATGAGATATGCCAAATCAAGGAGATAAAAAACCACGGATTTACCCGCGAGTCGATGCGCCCCGATGTTGGGTTTTGGTATATCGACGTAAAATAAGGGGTAATCCATGGAAATACGTCAAGAAGAAGACTTTGAGTCTATGATTTTTCAGCGGGCGCAGGACCAGGAAATTAACCCGGCGATCATCGCTTATCAGTTCAAAATGCCCATTGCCTCGCCGCGCTGGTGGTGGAAACCCCAAGATCTTGACGAGTGTACCGATGTGTACGCTACCAGGGTTGACCTGCTGGCCGGCCGCGATGATGTGCTGAGTAATTTCGTGGAGGCTATTTCGGCATCCGTGCAGTTTCCAAAGTCAACAGCCTACCTTCATGGCCTGGGGGTGTTGTCGGCGGCTATGGTGGAGTCATTTTTCTACAAGTTTAATGGCAGCTATTCCAATACGGTGGCGCTATACACGGCAGGGGTGCAACCGCCATCCACGGGCAAATCTGGGATAAACGAATATCTCAGCGACCCGATAAGAGAGTGCTACAACGAAAAGCGCAAGGCATCTGGCGGTGTTCGGCTTAAGATCGAGAAGCAAATAGCGGGCGCTCAAAAAGCCATCAAAAGCGCCCATCACCCGAATGAGCTTGACGAATTGGCGCGTGAGATAATTAAGCTGGAGGAGGAATTGCAGAAGTACCCTAATTATAAGTTTTCATCAAACGATCCAACCGCCGAGGGCTGCGAAAAGCTGGTTCAGCGCAATGGCGGGTTCTGCAATGTGATCAGCGATGAAGCCGCGGCGATTAAGGTAATCCTGGGGATTGTCTATGGCAATGGTGCGGGCACCGGCAATAACGGTATCTTCCTGCGCTTGTGGGATAACGGCTATATGTCGGTTGACCGCGCATCGCGTGATGGGTTTGAGGGCAGGGTGCGCGGTACTGTGTGCCTATTGGCCCAGGATACGGCCGTGGAATCGATCCTGTTGGCTGGCCAGGGCGGCGAGGGCATTAGTGAGCGGTTTTTGATAATCCGCGAAAAGAACCTTCTTGGACGCCGTAACCATGAGAATTACACGCCGGTCAGCGCGGTGCTGATTGAGGACTACAGGCTGCTGGTTCAGAATATTGTCGATACTGTGGGGCCGGTATATTTCACATTGACGCCAGAGGCTGAAAGGCTGGTCCGGGCAGTGAAGCAGGAGCATGAACCATTGATGGCCGATGGCGCTAAATTCTCAGCATCAATGCTGCGGGGGGTGGTGGGGAAGGATGATAAACAGATCCTTAAGATTGCCAGCGTCCTGCACTGTGTTGAAAATTGGAAGGAAGGCGGGGCCAGGGGCACTGAGATTGGAATTGGCAGCGTGATCGCGGCGGTATCTATTTTTAATCAGTTGCTGCAAACGTATGTGGCGGCAGCAGATAGTAAAGGGTTCTCGGGTGAGAAAACGGAGCTTAAACAGATTATTGAGATTCTGGTGAAGCGGGCAAGCAAGATGGAATTGAAAAGTAATTTTCGAAACCTGCGCGATACGATAAAAAATAAACCGCAGTTTAATGCGGAAAACTTAACATCAAAAATTAAAACGGATTACCTGCCGAATCTTGAGAAGCTAGGGTATTTGGTTTTTGATAGAGAGACTGGTGATTTTTATATTAATCCATTGTTGAAAGGTTAGAGATATGTTGCTTGATGAATCTGAGAAATTAACAAAAAGAGAGTTGTTTGCTTTATTTGCAATGCAGGGAATTCTTGTAAACTCCGGTAGTTCGGGAATGGATGTTGATGCAGTGACAGACTTGGCAATTGATCAGGCTGATGATTTACTTGATATGCTTAAACAAAAAAAGGAATAAAATGAAAAACCTATACCAAATTCTAGGCGTACCAAAAACCGCCACGAAGTCAGACATTAAAAAGGCGTACCAAAAACTAGCCATGAAGGCACATCCAGACCGTGGAGGTGACAAAGAAGTGTTCCAGGAGATTACAATAGCCTATGAGACGCTAAGCGATGACGCTAGGCGGGCTCATTATGACAAGAGTGGTAGCATCGAAAAAAAACAGTCTGTCGAGGATTTGGCTATCACCATGATTGCGTCGACTTTTTCGCAGATTATAGATTCGCATAACTTTTCCGGCGATTACGTTAATGCTGCGCGCAAGCACTTTAAAACAATTGCATCCAATACTGAGGATGAAATTAAGCGCATAGATCGCATTATCGCTAGGCTTGAAAAAATAGTCGGTAGGGTTGAAGCAAAAGACCATGAGATAAATATATTTCAGTCAACTGTAATGGCCAAAATTTCCGACCTCAACCATACCCGCCATCAGTACGCTGAAAAGTTTGAGGTATTGCATATGGCTATAGCAATACTCATGGTCTATAGCGATGATGTTGGAGCTGCTGCTGAATCTCAAGGTGTTAAGGATAAGATGAGAAAGGCGGGAATGTTTTTTGATAGTATTTAATAAAATAACCTTGCTTTAGTTGCAAGCTAGGCGTAAGCTTTGATTTCTATATAAGAGCTATTTAACCCAATAAAGGTATTTGCAGCCATGAATGAAATGCTAGGATAGAACACCAACCCTCTCGGGTGCGCAGTAACGAGAGGGCAACCTTAAAGGCTCTGATAGCATTTAGGTAGATGCTGGCAAAAGGGGCGCAGAGGAAATACCGGTTAATTATTCTGCGTTAGATATGCGATGAGGGTAACTCGTGAGAGGCGGTTCAAGTCCGCACAGAGCCTTTAAGGTTGTGACGATGAGATTAAAGATTCATTCCGCAATTGCAGCGGCACAACTCCAGCGCAAGCTCATGGGTTAACGAGTGGAGCGGGTGCAACACCGCAGGAAACCCATTGGCGACAGTGGGCAACCTTAATCGCGCTGATAGACGTTTCCCGTGGCGCTCGCGAGCTAGGTAAACGAGACAAGATTAATCCTATTCTGCGGATGCGGGCCAGGATTAACTCAGTGCGATTAAGGTTGCGGCGGATGAACGCAATCACCGTTTGCCGGGTGTAAAACGGCTTTATGGGGGTTAGCAGGTTGCAATATCAATTTGGCTTCTTAAAGGCGGGTCTTAGCGGATTACGAATAGACAGTGGCCGCCAAGCATGACGATGCCATGGTGTGAAAAAAATTGATGTTTTGGGTTCGAGTCCCAAGCCTCCACCACTTCCAGTAGCGTGTGCATTCGCAATATCTGTTTTAGCGGTTGACCTCCCAGCCAACCAAAGCGGGCAGGATTTTAAATAAATGCAAAGCGCGAGGTGAAAGACCTTTATTGGCAAGCCCCCAATGCTGCGCGAACGGGGATTTTTTAAATTAACTTAACTTTTTATAAGGATTGACAATGAAATCTATATCAAAGATGTTTATTGCTTTTGCTATTTTGTTTTTGTCTGTAATGGCTCACGCTGGCAGTTGGGGCGCGCCTGTTCAGATCGCCAGCTACCAAATTGCAAGCGGCATGAATCTCGCACAAATGGCAGGCACACCAAGCATTACCCAGGCTTCTGGCTCCTGTAGCGCAGGCCAGGTGCATGAGTATTATTTTGTGTATAGTTGGCTATGCTACACGCCTAATCTTTGTCGTGGTGGCATGCGGGTTTACCGTCAAACCTGTCAATAAATATAATAAGCCAGCTTAACCGCTGGTTTATTTTTGTCCATCCACTTGCAACTAGCTTACATTTAGCCTATATTTAAGGCTCAATTAATTAAGGGGAAATCTATGAAGTATTTAATTTTGGTTTTTGTGGTTTGTTTGTGTGGGTGCAATGAAAATGCAGTTAATATTCTTGGTATGCAACCAAGGATTTGGGTTGACTATCATACTGGATGCCAGTATCTAATTGTTCCCGATGCGTCAATTACGCCCCGCCTTGGCACAAACGGATTTCCATTGTGCGGCAATGAAGTACCGGCGGTGGAGCAATGAAAATATTAGAATTTTCTTTTGTGTTAATTATTCTTGCTTGCGGTTTTTTAGGTATGGATTGCTACCAAAAAAATCAAGAAATTGCCAGACTGAATGGCCTAATTGATCTTGACTACATCGCCATGCAAAATGCCGAAAAACAACTAGCTTCTGCCGCGATAACATGCCAAAAAACCGCAGCAGAATTAGATAAACTTTATGGTGGAAGTGATGACAACTAAAAAAGACCTACGCCGCCGCGAGACGGACAAGCTAGGAGAGTGGATTCAGCAGGCCGCTTTAGATGATGCCAATAAGCGGATTGCTGAGCTTGAGTCCGCATTAAAATTGGCTACTGAAATAGCGTTATCGTGGATTCATGACCAGCTAGATGGAACAAGTATATATAAAGAATCCCTACAAGAGTTGCAGCCAGCAATTGACTTATTGCCACCGCCAGCCGCAGCCAAGGAGGGCGAGTGATATGCCTACAGATGTTAAAGGATGGCAATGCGATGATTGCAAAGTGGTTTATGCAAAAAAGCATACTGCGAATCAATGCGAAAAAGATCACAAAAAAGGTTATGTTCCGAGCAGA